TACTCAGATTATGATCTTGGATTACCTGATAAAGTATCTCGTCGTGTTCTTTTTAGTTTATATTCAGATTTAAATGGTATAATTAAATTGTTGGAACCTGAAAAAAGTGGTAAATTAGGAAGTGGAGGCAGTGATGAAGAAGCTTTGATTACAGCTCTTAACTATTTATTTGCTGTTACTAGTAGGAAACAAAATATTATTATTTTAACTGATGCACCTCCTCATCCTGATTACTTGGATAATTTATCTTCTTTACATCCTGATAGACAAAAAGAAGTTACGTTATTACAAAAATACAATTTACCAGTAAATTTTAGTGATGTTATGAAACTATTTAGTACAAGAGGTGATAGAATTATTTTAATAACTAACTCAACAGTACCACAAAACACGGAATCTATCAAACATCTTTTAGTTAAATATAATTTAATAATTCACAACAAAAATGCTTATTCTAATTATATGTTTACAATATTATTTTTAAACACACTACAGATATTTTTGGGAAATTATCCTACATTTCCCATTGATACTGTTTTTAAAAATTCAAATGGAGCTTTTAGAAGACGTAATATTCACTATTCGTACTTAACATATTTGAACGAAAAAGAAATTGCGACGATGAAAATTAAAATCATTAAAAGACCTGCAATAAATAATGCTGATTACTTACTGTGTTATAACCATATTAAATCCATTTTAACGTCTTTACCTTCATGTTACCACTGTTTTCCTGATTTTTTTTGTGTAAAATTTTTCAAAATAATTAATACATTGGGTAAGGAGAAAGATTGGAATAATCATCTTGATTCCTTACCTTTTGAAAATAACTTAACATCAGAAATTATTAAAGATAATTGGAGACAAAATAAATTCAATGCAACAACCAATTCAAAGACTAAATTAAAGGAATTTTTTAAATTAGTTCCAGAATTGTCAGAATATTTTTCAAATATTTATAACTCCAAACAAAGTTATCCATTTGGTGAATCTTTAACACTTAGTGCAAAAATTTCTGACAAACTCAAAAATGAATTGTGGATAATTTACAAAGGTGAACCAATTACAAACCATATTTATTTTCAAACTTTTTCCAGTAAAATTTTATCAAAAGAAGTTTTAGATTTGTTCAAAGAAAAATTAAAAGAATTCACCGTTGTGACTTTTGATGAAATGATTTCTTCTAACACTATCGGATTTCCTATTAATTTTGTTAGTAAGAATTTAAATTCACTTCATCTCGTTTTTTCTGCTATGACTGATTATAAAATTTTATTTCCCAACTTTATAACAGTTTTTTCAAATTTATTAACTGTTGAATCTTGGTATGAAGTATTGCCAAAGACATTATCATCGATAATAAAAAACTTTATAATTATAAATTATAAAAAAGAGTTACATTGGTTATTACATAATAATATTTCAAATAAAATTCCGAAATGGTGTTCGGATCAATTAGGATTATTGTCTCTTCGAAGAGGAGTAATCCTATTACAAGAGCACGAATCATTAAAATGGAAATCACAAAATAAATTAAATGATGCATTAATTAAAATTAATTTTTTAATATTACTCAATGAAATCAAACAGTATAGCAATACAATAATTACATTTGATTTAAAAATTAGAAATAGAACTTCTAAAAACACATTCTACGTTCGTAAATGTCCTAGTGGATACATAGTTCCAGATTGCTTATTTTTAGAAGATAATAGTTGTGTTTGTTGTGACTATATTTTCACAGATCAGGATAAAAAAATTAATATTGGCAAAAAATATCATAATGTTGCTACGAATACACCCAATGAAATTTTTGTGTATGATGGAATATGTACACAATCCGAATATGTAATGATATGTTCTGATTGTGGTAACAAGTATGCAGTTTACTCAATAAATAAATCTGTAATTCCCAAATGTTTCTTTTGTAGACCTAGTGCAGAAAAAACTAATGGTGTCATATGTTATCAGTTATCTTGTATTGAATGTAAAGAATTTTATGTTTACGCACGAGAAATAGAAAATTTTATTTGCTCTAATTGTTTCCGCAAAGATTTAACGGTATCGACTGAAGTTACTCACGATACAGAAAATGTTCGAGTTTTTGATATGATTGAAAATTATCCTGAAATTAAACTAAAAATTTCTAGTATGTTTAATATTTGCCCAGAATTTTTAAAAATATTTGTTAAAATGAATTGTGATAGTAATTCTACGTTTGTTAAAATGTATTTGTATGGAGAAATTGATAAATTATGCAAATTAATAAAAAAAAAAGGAAGGAATATTAACTTGACTAAATCCTTTATTGATAAATATATACTTGATAAATATCCTTCTAAACAAATTATAGTTAAGAATTATGATCAAATAATAACTGAAATAAATAACTTGCGAAAATTACCTCCTTGTAACTTTTGTGACATTCGTGTTACTTGTGAGAATTCATTCAAGCCAATAACAGATTCTTATAGTTTTTGCGGTGTCTGTACTTTTAGAACTTGTCGATCTTGTATTAAAACTCATCTTCGAGTTATTCCAGGTCACATTTATTCTAACGAGAAGTTATCTTGTCCTAAACCAAATTGTAAAAATATTATTCAAGATAGTATTATTATGATGAAAGGTATTAAAAGTGAATTATTTGATATTTTAAAATATGAGAATTTTACCCAAGTTGGATATTGTTGTGGCAAAACCTGTAAAAAAAGAATCGTTGGAATTTTATATGATGTGGAACATTATGAAAGTGTAAATAATTTTAGATGCAATGATTGTTTTTTAAAATATGAAATGGAATTGTTAAAAGAATCATGTCAATTAGAATTAATTACTAACAATTCAAAAGACCTAGTTAATTTTGCTAATAAACATCAAGTTGGTAGCATTTTTAGAACTTGTCCTGGTTGTAATTTATTTTCTTTAAATTCTAATGAAAATACTGCTCATGTAAACTGTAAACAATGTAACGTTCATTGGTGTTGGATTTGTAGAGATAAATTTAATTCAAGAGATGAGTGTTATGATCATATGATCAATGAAATGAAAAGAAGTGGACTTGATGAAGAAAATATTTATCACAAGGATGTGTTTAATATAAATAATAATACTTTATTGGTTCCTCACGTCAATGATTATGTTAGATAATTTTTTATAGTTTTGTTGAGGACAAAATAAAAAATAATTAATTTATTTTCGTAATCCATGCTTTTTTTTCATTAGATCTGCATTTATAAAACGTTTTATTTGTTTTTTCTGTTGGAGACTTTGGAGAACTGTTGGCCAAAGAGTAATAAAATTTATTATTTAAAGCATTAATAGTGGTGATGAAAAACTCTTTCAAAACGTTCATCATTTGACGCTTGTTACTGGCATTATTGCAAGAATTTAAAGTGTTAATAATGAGATTAAATTCTCTGAGATATTTTCCGATCATTGACGGAACTTTAATTTCTTGACTAAACGTTCCAATTACTATTTGTGAAAACTCACCAAGGAAAGTTTCCAAGTTTAGACCAATTACTGTACCAAATTGGTTTCCATTGACAATGAAACTCGAATCGGTAATGTCAATCTTTGCATCCGAGTTTGATTTGAAAGGAAAGTAGGTAAATCCATTTCTTGCTGAATGTTTATTTTTTTTGTACGAGAGAAATGAATAAAATTTAGTAATTTCTCCTGATTTTTTTTCCACAGTAATTAATAAAATTACTGTTAAACAATTAATTGGTTCATTTAAGCTAATATCAAAGTCATGATTTAAGATAGCTATTTTAACTTGTGATTCACAACTTCTTTCAAGTGTTACAAATTTAATTAAACTTTCGATTTGATTATTTTTTGTCATTAATCGTTCGTAGGACAAATAAAAACTATTGTTTTGTAAATATTATTTATTAATATTTAATAATAGGTTGACTTATTAATTTATTTTTCAATTTTAATTGATATATTTTTGTTTGTAAATTCTTTTAAATGTAAAAAAAATTGAAACTTCGATTATTAAATCAATTCATTAAGTTTGTCATTATGCAACTAATTACCTTTTAATAACACAATAATGGCTAAAATCTTGGACTTGAATAGTGGAACTATATTACCTATTTTAAATAATCCTGACATTAAAATTACACGTATCGAACTTTTCACAAGTTTAACTGAAATAATTTATCTTTTTGTGTTTTGGAAAAATAAAAAATTTTCTCAAATCAATCACGAAATCTACATTATAAATTCGCGAGTTACCAAAGATATTTTTACTGATAATAAGGTAATATTTATCATAAAAATGCTGTTTGATAACGTTAACTTGAATCATTCAATACTATTCGAATGGCAAGATAATTTTATCAGGACAAAATGTGGTACTATTGTTAATAAAAAATTGCAATTTTATGAAAATTTATAATGTTAATTCGTTATGTATTTTGTTTTATTTATTATGCATTATCCAAATACTTTTTGTTGTTGTTGTATTCTTGAACAATCGAAAAAAATTTGTTAAGCTTCTTTCCTGTTTTTTTATTAAAAGGAGAGAAAGTTGGAACAATAATTTCTTCGTAAACTCTGTTACCTATTTGTAAATTCATGTCATAAGTAGCTAAATTCAAAGGAGGTCTTTTATTATTAGCTACATAATTCAAGTTTTCGAACAACATTATTATTCCTATTTCTTTTGATAACAAAACGTTTTTATTGTTGAAAATTGATATCAAAACATCACAAATATTTGATGAATTTTGTTTTGAAATATTTGAAATTATGTCGTTTCTTCGTAATTCTGCTTTTGAGGATTTCAATAACTTTGTCAATTGGGCAAAAAAATTCTTTGCTTCGTCAAACGTTATATTCTTTCTGCTATCATAGTTACATTTTTGAGCTATAAAATTTAAATTATTAAAAAATTGTGTTTCACAACTTGAGATTTGCATTTTGGATATTAACTAGTTTCTTCCATAATGAACTGGATTAAAAATTATATTTTCAATTTTATGCATATCTCACATTAGTAATAAAAAATTAGGATTCACTCATCCATAAAATATCAGAAAAATTTTTAACAGTATCGCCTTTATCAATTTTTATAAAATTATATATTCGAGTGTAATACAAAGAAATGCTGATTGCATCTCTCGGATTTAAATCGACCCATTCATTTCCTATGTAGGAACCGCATTGTTTGACGAATTTATGATAATAATTATTATAGATCACGCAAGTATTCGTAATTTGATAATAATTATCAACTAATTCATCGTCCAAGTTATAAAAATTAATGGTATACTGATGACAAAATTCACATCGTATGAAAGCTTTGTAAGCCAACCATTTATTGACTTCTATACCTTGTGAGATCAATTCATTCTTAATCATTTCGACAAGATTCTGTTTAAGACTGCGATAATTATTTGGACCAGTATTTATTTTATTTTTACGTATTTTCGTCATTTGATTAATAAAGTTATTTATTAATGAAATCATTAGATATGTGGATTTTCAATTTTAGTTACAAATTGAAAATCATGTGTCAAAATACCTTCAATAAAAAATTTTTTATTACAATATGATAGTATCATTATTTTTGTAACAACCATACAGTAAAATACAATCGCATGATTCAAAACTAGTATCACAGTCACAAAATTGTTTTTGCATCCATGTACAATTCACAGTGTTTGTAATATCAGAATTAATAAAACTATCCGTTTCGTTTGTTGTTGTGGCTTGATTTGATACTATAACACTTGCTATTGTTAAAGTAGCAAATAATATTAAGAAAAAAGAAGATAAATTGATAAACATATTTAAAAATTGTACAAGATTCATAATAACATTATGAAAGCACTAATAAAATAATATTTCATTTTTAATTTTTATTTTTAATATTTTTTTTTATAACAAAGCATTCAGAACATAACATAGGTTTATTTAATTTACAATCAATTACTATATCATTACTTTCTGAACTTGAATATTCTTCTATTTTCCAAATACTAAAACTATTGTTATTATTAGCATTAGCATCAAAATAACAATTTGAGCATAAACTTATAACATAATCTTCCTTGAATAAAATAGATGGACAGTCAGAACAAAATATATTTTTATTCAATTTAAAATCATAATTTTTAATTTCATCACAATGATTACATAAATTATCTGCGCTAATAGTTCCTACGAAAGTCGCTCTCGGAAAGTACGGTTGCTCACAAATTTTGCACTCATCCTCTTTAGTGTAGATTGCTTCTATTTCGACAAAATTATGTACTCTCTTGAATTTATAATCATAACAAGCCCAATTATATTTGAAGCGTCCGCAATTAACATCACATAATTTTATATTTGTTCCTAGTTTATAATTTTCGTAGTGGCATTTGTAACATCTGATTACTTGAGTGGATTTTAAGAAAAATATTGCTGTTTTTGTGCAGTTATCACATTTATCATATTCTTCCATTTTTTAATTGAGTTTATTGTATTGCTATTAATGAAAAGTAAAAATGATTTATTATTTCAATATTTATTAACCAAGTGGATAGCGAATAAATATATCAATATATTCTATGTTTGAACATACTAAAGAATATGATACTAAAGAATACAACAAATTAGGTTTCAAAGATTATTTACTTTATATAATTCGAAATGGTAGAGTCATTTCTTCTATTCATGATATTCCATTGTACGTAACTGATCATATTATTAAAATGATTGTTGAAATACCAAAAAATACACATTACAAATTAGAAATATCAAAAAAATTAGAAAATAATCCCATAAAGCATGACATTAAAAAGAATAAAATAAGGAAAATTGCTATGGCTTATCCTGCTAACTATGGTGGTATTCCTCAAACATTTGAAGATCCGAAGCATATCGATAAATATACTGGAACACCCGGAGATAACGACCCAGTTGACGTTTTCGATATTTCAGATATTCCTTCTAAAACAGGAAACGTAATTGATTTAAAAGTATTGGGAGCTATTGCCATGATTGATGCAGGTGAAACTGATTGGAAAAT